GGCCAATATTTGCCAAAGATTGTATTGTTGTTCCTGCTACAAGATCTAATCCTTTGGTAACATCGGTAAGAACTTCGGCACCTGTTTTTATAAATCCATTTGCTAATTCAGTTGCTCCATCTAATACACCCGTTAAACCTGCAACATTACCTGGATTTAAAACTGGAGCAATAGCATTGCTAATAAGAGATGCTGTACCTGCTAAACTTGGCGGCAATTCTTTTGTAATAGCATCTAATCTTGTTGTGATTTCTGATACTCTAGTAAGCGAAGGATTAGTTGCTAATTCGTCAGTTAATGCTTTGAATTCATCAGCAAGATCACCAAATGCTGCTTGTGTTTCTGCACTAGCACCTGGAGGGAATCCATTTCTAATAGCAGTTTCTAACGCAGGATTTGCCAATGCTGCATTTACTGTAGTTTGATCGTAAACTGCTGCTGGCGAAAGGGCAGCAGATGCTGCTGCTTTTGTTGATGTATTTTCAGTGGCTGCTGGTGCTGCTGCTCTTGATGCTTGTGCGCCTTCGTCTACTGATGTAGTTTCATCTGTTTTTTCTTGTTCTCTAACAAGAGTATCAAGAATAAGAGCCGAAGAAATTTCTGCTGCTGGTACTGCTTCTTGCGGTAAATTGATTGTACCATCTGCTGTTTCAAACGCACCGCCATCTACCCAAGAATCTTGTGTGCCATCGCCGTTGTTGTCAAAATATCCATTTCGCAAAGGCATTTCGGCATATTCAATTACTTCTTCGTTGGCAGCAAATTGATATTCTATTGCATAATAGATTATAATTCTACCAGTTTGTCCTTGATAACTTTCATTAATTCTAGCAACAACTAAATTACCAGATTTTTTTTCAAAAGGACCGTCCCAGTTGTTTTTATCATTATTCAATGTTAAAAGTTTATCATAGGTAATAATTGGATAGGAAGTATCTCCGCATAGGCCTTTGAACACAATTTCAAACTCGTCAGGATGAGTCCAAGGATAAATTAGATCTGGATCTACATAATTGTTATCGCTCATGCGTCCTGTATTCCTTTTCTGGCTATGTTAATAAAGTAATCCGATGTTTCCCAATATCCTAACTCACCATTCCATCCGTTTCCAGATATCTTTCCTAGTGTGTCTAAATGTATAGTTACGTTACCCATATAACTTTGTGCAAACCCAAATCCTCTACATCCAAACTTAAATGCATGATATATTAAGTTATCCCAAATTTGATTGTTTTCGCCTCGGCCAGGAGAACTAAAGTTATAAGGAATCAGTGTGCCGCCAGGTAATTTCGATTTAGAAATATTCAAATCAGCAGCAAGACCGGTATCATGCCTTGTACTACCCGTACGGACCTGTATCCAGGTACCATTTTTAAGTATCCAGTAATCCTTGTTATCTCTAGTAGTTTTACGTTGGCTACGAGGATATGATTGCCATTCTGCTTTAGACATTTGACCGCCACTGGTGATTTGTACATACACACCTGCTGCTGCGGCTGCTCTATTAAGTATGTCAATTAATCGTCTATCACAAGGAAGTCTTCTAACACCGGCACTGCCTTGGGCTTGATGCACTCTATCAACATCTTCAAGGTCACCTTGAGTTGAACCAAAATCTGTAAATCTGCTGCGAGTCTTTAGTTGCTCATACGGATCTCCTGCTTCAAAACCCAACGCTGCTAATGCTTCTGGATCTATTGTGACATCAGTAGTTTCGTTTTCTCCCGCTAACCCTTGTTTACTTTTTACAAGTGCTTCTTTAATAAAACTTGCAGGTTTACGTGCAGTCGACGGGTTTGGTCCAACACCACCGTAGTAAGCACTGTTTGCAGTGCCTGGTCCATTACGTTTTGTTTGAGCACCGTCAATCATCAATGGCATACTTGCCCACACTTTAGACAAACCGTAGCCAAACTCTTCGTCAGACATTTGGCCATCTTTCCATTTTTGTAAATTTTGCATTAGAGCAATTGCAAGTTTGTCTTGATTAGCAGGAGTCATTAAGTCGCCTCTGCTGCAAATTTTTCTGTCATCAATTAGATATTTTAGCGTTGGGTAGATAAACTGATATGCACCTGTGGCTGTGCTTGCAACACTGTTTCTAATGCTTTTTTGCCATTCTAACACATCACCTATGCTCATTTGTGTAATCGGACGTTGTGGACGTATGTTTGTAGGAATACCTCCATAAACAACATCAAACGATCTAGGTTCGGCTGTGTCAATTTCACAAATTCTAATAGCAGCCAAAAGTGGTCCTAGTGTACCATTAAACTTATCAAACTCGGATGGATCAGGTATTGCTTCGATAGCCTTTTCAACAACATCAACAACTCTTTGATATGCTGCTGTTGTGGCATGAATTTTCATAGGATCCTGCGGATTAATATCTGCACTAGTTAGATCGATTTGTCCATTTGCTGATACTTGATTTACAGCATTTCTAACATCATTATAATTTGCTGTATATCCAGCACTGCTATAAGTTGATGCATAAGGCCCGCTTAAATCAATATCTGGGAACACAACAAATATCACATAACAACCCTTTTGCAATAGCGGATCTACAATATCTTTTTGAATTTTATCTTTTGTTTGTGTCGGATCACTGTCCCAGTTATTGTTACCTGCTGATACAACAACTATTGTTTTTTCAGGAATTCTGCCAACTTGATTAGATGCAATTTGTTCAACAGTTGCACCTGACCTTGCAGAACCTCTATATCCGCCTATGTTAGCAATAAACTCAGCATGACTATCACCAATAGCATAAATTTGATCACGTTTAAGGTCACCAAAATCGCCAAGTGTTTCTTCTCCAAATTCGCCGTCAGTGGCAGGAGTATAGTTTTGCGATCCTGAATATCCGCCCCTATCAGAAGCAGTAGTTGATCCTTTTGTTGATCTAGAACCAATGTTTACAAAAGTGTCAGGAATTTGTTGTACAAAACTGTCTACACTTTCAACCCCTGCTCTAGTTTTTTCTGGAGTGTATTCTGCTGGATTGTTGCTTTCATGTTGCAACCACGGTTCGTGCTGTGGAATACGACTTGGAGTTTTAGCAATCAAACTAATAATAGGAGTATCTGGAGTAACAGGATTAGGTTTTACTGCGGTTGCTGCAACAGACGCATCAATAGCACCAACTGCAATACTTGCAATTACCGCAGGAGTCGGGTTGGCCGTTGCTGCTCCAGTGGCAGTATTTCCAGCATCAATTTGAACCAATGCACCTTCAAGTTGTAAATTGCTACTTGCTTCTGCTATTAGTACACCGCCTGTGGTTTTTAAATCCATTGTTTTACCAGTGATTTTTGCAGATCCAGTGCTTATAATATCCAATGAAGCATTAGCGTTAATTTTCATTGCACCTGTACTTGCTGCATCTAGTGTAGTATCTGCTTTAACACTCATAGATCCTAAAGATGACAAATTAAATGAGGTGCCTGCTCTGTCTTGGATTGTAGCAGTTGCATTTCTCAATATGCTGGTAGCAAACTGGTTAATATTTCCACTTGTTTGTATTTTTAAATCAGCATTGCTTTTCATATGTGTATCGCCGCCGAAACTTTGAATATATGTGCTTTTGCCTTTTATGTTTGCAGTAACTTTTGCACTTAAGAAAGCATCAGCATCTGATTTCAAATGCAATCCACCTTTGGCATAAACAAAGTACTCTTGGCTGTTTACATGAGAAGCATTTGTTTCTCTAAAATATTGCCCAACTTTTTCGTGCAACGATCCTTCAGTGCCAATGTGAATACCGCTTTTGCCTGACATGTTAACTTTTGCCGATGCAGCCATATTAATGTTAGCACCACTACTTGTGATATTAATAGCATTAGCACCATCAATGCTGATTGCTTTACCACTGGACATAGCCATGTAACTGTCTGCTTTTGCTGTAAAACCTTTACCTGCAACAAATGCAGTATAATCCATACTGGTAAAATCTAAACTTTGTCCTGCTGTAGTTTTTACTTTTTCACCTGCATTTATGTTAATGTTGGCAGTTGCATCAAAGTTAATATCTCTATCAGCAGTAAAGTTCATATCTTGGCTAGAATGAATACTTACACTGTCTTCTGCATAAATGTCAATTTTACCATTGCTGGTCATTTCAATCCAAGCAGTACCTTTTGAGTTTGCAATGTAAATTAAATCTTCTGTGCTATGAAGCAAAATTTGAGCGCCGGTTCTGCTGCGAATTCTAAACAACTCGTTTGCAGGTCTAACAACATCGCCAGTTTCGTTTGTGTTTTCAACATCAACATATTCTTTAGGAGTTTCGCCTGGATTTCCTACTCTTAAAATCTTGTCATCGCCGTCGTCCATAACAATGCTCCAGCCGCCTAAACGTGAACTAGGAACACTTGCTTCTTTACCTGTAGCACCACGCCCGTGTCTTGGAGCACCATCACGTTTATCCATTGGCCCCGGAGTACTAATACCAAACACTTGACTTGGTACTTCGCGTCTAGCACTACTGCTTGTTAAACCGCGAATATCATCTTCAATTAAGCCTGCTTCGCTTAGACTATCTTCAAAGTCAGTGTTTACAGGTTTTGGAAATCTTGTTGGTTGAGTTTCGCCTTCAGGATTAACAATTGCTTTGTTGTATTCTCCAACTGGTAATTTTTGTCCTCTATCGTTATTAATAGTAGATACTCTACCATCCGGAATCATAAAGTTTACAAAATCATCTTGAATACAACCTACCCAGTATCCAAAATCTCTTGCACCTTCAACCATCATAACAAGAACTTTTGTTCCAATGTCTGGCGGAACACCCCAAAAACCGTATGCTTGTTGTGATTCGCTATAAGTGTTGTTAGATCCAACATTTTGTAGTGGTGTTTGCCCGCCGTAAGGGGTTGCACGATGTGCAGTAATCAACTGGTTTGTTTCTTGATAATCGTTGCCTGCTTCTGTAATTTTTAAAAGCATAACTTTTAACGAACCCATAAACTTTTTGTCTAAATGACTTACAACACGACCAACATAAATGCCGGCTGGAATTCCTGCACTTGCAACTGGTGCAGCATCTGATCGTCTAGTGTTTCTAGTTCGTCTGGTTGGGGGACCTGCCATTAACGTCTTCTTCCTATGTTACTCAAATCATGTGTAATATTTTCAATACCACTTTTGATATTGTTTACATTTTTAACTACGCCGCCAATTGGCGATTTATTAATTGCATCTGATACTGCTGCTCTAGCAATACCTTCAATACCACCATTTAACAATCCTAATGTGTTATTAAGAGTGGCTTGTATATTTTTCACTTGCGAAAATGCACCAAACAAACCTTGTGCTAGTTGTTGTATTTGTTGACCGCCTAAAATATCTGCAAATTCAGTAATGCCTTTTTGCGAAAATGCAGTTGCAATTCTTTCTAATTCTTCTGCTTGTCGCAGCATTTGTTGGAATTCAAGTGTTCTGTTCGCTGCTTCGGTTGTTAAATTGCCAATTACCAAAGGCAAGTTACCAGATAGATTTGCTTCAACTACACTGTTACTTGCTTCAACAGAACTATTAGTTTGGTTGGGCATACGTGCTAAATTTAACGTTTGTGTAAACATACCATTATCAAAGTTGTTTTGGAATGTTATAACTCTATATATTCCACTAAATGCATTACCAGGATCAATTTGTACTAAGTTTCCGTTATAGTCAACACCTGTTCTAAATTGTATTAAAACATAAACTTCGTTTCTGCTAGGGTCGATTTTACCATCATTGGTAATGTTAGGATTACCTCCGCTTGGTGTAATAATATTGCCACAATCGCTATCCATAAAATAATAAGGATCGCCCCATATTTTTAAATCTAAAACAACGTTGTCAACATCACTGTTTAAAATTGCTCTGTTAAATGTGTTTGCAACATCTCTAGCCGCTGTGTTTGCACCTGTGCCAGGGCTTTCGTTGCCTACACCTGTTATCCTACTTGTAGTACCTGCGTCAGACAAGTTTGAACCGCTGTTATTTCCTGTATTTGGAACTGCTTGATTAGTTTGGCTTACTGTTGATACACCGCCGCCGCTGTTGTGCATGGTGTCATCTCTAGTTTGAGTCGAACGTCTTGCTAATTCTTTGTAAAAAGAGTTATCAATGTTAAATTCAAAGTTTATAATATCACTGTTTAAACCAGTGTATGTATATTGATATGTTTTTAATGCTTGTGCTATTTTTGGTTGATAGTTTTGATCTGACCATGCCGGTGCAATTCTACTTGCATCAATTTTATACGGAGTAACTCTATATATAAATTCGTATGAAGGTATGCCCGAGTTACCAATTTCTGCCAAATTCCTAATGCGTGTTTCGCTGTGAATCTTAAACCACGAAACATTTCCATCCGAATCAGGCACTTGATTTATCAAGTTTAATCCCCATTCGCTTGACAAGATAATCATCGAAATCATTCTTTCAATTTTTGTTCCTTGTTCAAATGTAAATTCTCTAGTTGTTGCATCAATACTCAAAGTACCTCGAGTAAAAACTTCATCTCCTTGTACTTGATCGTCACCTTCATCAAACACAAAAGGTTCAATACCAAAAGGGTTATTACCAAAATCATCAAAATTGCTTACAATAGCACTTTGTCCAATGTAGTTTACATTGCCGCCTGAGGCTAATGACGCTTGTTCAGTTCTTACAGCAACACGTTGATCGTTTGTACGTTGTCCTGGCAAACTTGCAACTGCGCCAGCAAGAGCAGGATCTACTTGTCCTGCACCAAACCCTGTTGTAATCGGTTGTCTATTTCTTTCTCGTTGTGCTTGTAAATCTGCTGTACTTCGAAACTCAGGAACTTCACTGCTACTGTTTGGATTAATAATATTTGTGTTAAGATTAGGAGGTGTAGTACCAGCACCAAAACTAGGATCTATAGGAAATTCAATAATATATCGATTTCCACTAACCACACTGTTACTTGCTTCTAAATCTTCTTGTTGTCTATTAAGTTCATATACTAAACTTGTCTCAGTTTCTCCTGCTAACATGCTGTAAACTGTTTCGCCTGCTAACGTGATGTCTGTTTGAACTTTGCTAATTTCATCTGTAAATGCTTGGTGATTCCAAGGAATAGCAGTTACAGTGTAAACACTACCACTTTGGTCAACATTGAATGTAACATTTATCAATTTTAATGCTAGTGTATGTGGTGGTTCTTGATGTGTATTTCCGTCATCATCAAATCCTACAAAATCGCATTGTAAACAAAACGGAACATCTAAATATCCACGTTGATTATTATATAATTGATCTGTTGCTAGTCTAATAGTTTGAAAAAACAAACCAACACTTAAAGGTTCGTAAACTTTAAACTCAATTTGAATATTATTTGCATTGCTTGTACCAGGGTTTGGAACAACCAAGTATTCAGAATTAACATTATCAATGTAATATTCTACATTTACACCCAATGCTTGTTCAGCAAACGTAGTTACACTTTTATCTGGAAATCCGCCACTTTGAATAATAGTTAAATCAGGACCATTTTGTCTATAAGTTTCAGGCTGATGAATATTTTGAGGTCCTATAACCCCAAATTTCCACCTATAATTGTAACTAGTATATTTGTGTAGAGGATTTGCTAGTGTCATTTTCCTAATACCGCATCAAGTGTTGTTTTTTGAGGTAATTTTATTCTCAGTCCAGGTACAAAATCAAAAACAGGATCTTTTAAACTTTCCATGTTTCTAATTGTAAATACCCACCATAGTTTTGCACTGCCATAAAGGTCAAATGCAAGTAAATCTGGTCTGTAAGCATACTGTGGTTCTATTTCATATGTAATATCGTTATCAACTGCTGGTATGTTTCTTTTTTCGTATAGTTCTAAATAGTTTCGATTTAGGTTTGTAAGATAATACGGACTGTTTTTTTCATACTGAATCATTAGATAAACCCTCCGTCAGTTTTTTGTCCAATGTAATCACCATGAATAAACTTGCCTAAATCAAACTGTCTAGTTGCATCTCTGCTGAATGCAGGTGCAACTGTAATGTTCAACGTACTCAATGTTGGAACATATGTATATGTACCGCCTGCTATTTGATTATTTGACGAAGTTGACGACAATGAACTAGCATCCAACGGTACTCTAATATAATCAACGTTGTTTGGCAAATCAATACTGAACATTTTTACAACAATAGGCATTCTGTCAAACATAAAATTACCATAGCCACTTAATGCTACACGTGGCGGTGGATGTCCTCTTAATTCTCCTTCGCCGTAAAACATTTTTGTAATGCTACGCATAAAATGCACAGCAGCAACCCAATATCTTCCGTCTGCTTCATTCTCAACAGGGAACTCACCACTGATTGTAATGTCTTCTACCATGCTGTTTTCGTATACAGGATATGGATAGTTTGTGTGAATCGGATGAAACATATTGTAATTGGCACTATGACTAACAAGTATTTGTGGAGTTGTTGGAAATACCATACTGTTATTACTGTATTTTAACGGATCTAACACAGGTGAACCTGCAAAAGAACTAGGATTAGCAGGCAAATGTATCCTTACACGCCAGTCGTCGCCATCATAATTGTCAGACGAAATAAATCGACCTTGAGATGCTACTCTTCTAGTAGGTGTTGCACCAGGTGATATGTTTCTACGTCTGTTTCCTGTCATCCATGCTATAGGATCAGATAAGTCTTCCAAGACTCGTTGTGCACCACTAGCAAAGTTTGATACATTACGTACAACATTTGAAGCATTGTTAACAACGTCTGATACTGTTTCAATAAAGTTAAAAAATCCCATGAATACTCCTTATAGTATTTAGTTGACAAAGATATGTGCGTAGTTTATAATAAATATAAAGTGTAGGAGAATCTATGGCTAGACGAGTAAAATATCTTAACAACAAAGACATGTTGGCTGAGATACACAAAAGTAAAATGAATTACAGCAGTTTTATTGAACCAGAATTTGCATACTATGATATCATTTTACCAAGTATTGATAAAATTAACATTAGAACTATTGCAGAAGCAAAACGTAACAAAGCAAAAAAACTTTCAACTATTGCTTATGAAGAAGCAAAAGCAGAAGGCAAACGTGTAAAAGTTGCTGACTGTGAAATTGACTATAAAACTATTGAAAAAAATGAATTGATTTTTAGAATCATGACATTTGATCACATTCCTGATGAACCAGGACGGAAAAAGAATCCAAAAACAGTTGCAGATCGCAAAGTTAAGTTGCCGTTTCCACCTTTCCAGCATTACAAATTTGACGATGACGATAATTTGGTATGTGTCGGCAAGAGTCATTGGACAGGTGGTATGGAAAATGGTTACTTTAGTCTCGATCATGGCAGAGCAACAAATGAACTTGCTAAAATGTGGATGAAACTTGTTGATAGATATGCAACAAGAGGCAATGTGCGTGGTTACACATACAATGACGAAATGAAAGGACAAGCAATCCTTCAATTATCACAAATTGGTTTACAATTTGACGAATCAAAATCTCAAAATCCTTTTGCTTATTACACTGCCGCTGTTACTAACAGTTTTGTACGTGTTATTAACCTTGAAAAACGAAATCAAAACATTCGCGACGACATTTTAGAAATGAATGACTTAAATCCAAGTTATACAAGACTACATCAAGGCGAATGGGAAGCAGCAGTTCGCAGAGAAGCCGAAAAAGAATAGGTTGACTTTGTAAAAATTACCATTTACAATGTAAGTCTACACGGAGTATAAATTTTGTTTAACAAAGCAGCAGTTTTTACCGACATACACTTTGGTATGAAAGGTAATTCTCGCATTCATAACCAAGATTGCGAAGAATTTGTCGATTGGTTTATTGAAACCGCACAAGAACACGGTTGTGATACTGCAATTTTTTGCGGTGATTGGAATCACAACCGTAACAGTTTAAATTTAACAACCATGGATGCAGGTATCCGCAGTTTAGAAAAACTAGGTGCAGCATTTGATAAGTTTTACATGTTTGCTGGCAATCACGATTTGTATTATAAAGACAAACGTGATGTTAAAAGCACAGAATTTGCTAGACACATTCCAGGTGTAACTGTTGTGGAAGAAATTACACAAATTGAAGATGTTGCACTTGTTCCGTGGATGGTAGGCGACGAATGGAAAAAAGTTGCTGCTATGGATTGCAAATACATGTTTGGACACTTTGAATTACCAAGTTTCCTTATGAATGCTATGGTAAGGATGCCCGATCACGGCGAATTAAAAGCAGAAAACTTGACAAAACCCGAGTATGTGTTTACCGGTCACTTCCATAAACGACAAAGTCAGAAGAATGTACACTACATTGGTAATGCATTTCCACACAACTATGCAGATGCATGGGACGACGAACGTGGTATGATGATACTCGATAGAGAAAATTCAGCAGAACCAATGTATGTTAACTGGGCAGACTGTCCTAAATACCGCACAGTTAAACTATCACAGTTGATTGATGAGAAAGACACACTGATCAAAAGTAAAATGTATCTAAGAGTTACACTAGACTTGCCTATCAGTTTCGAAGAAGCAACTTTTATCAAAGAAACATTTATTAAAGAATACAATTGTCGTGAGATTACACTTATTCCACAGAAGAGTCTCGAAGAAATAAGCACAGATCTTGACATTGAACAATTTGAAAGTGTTGATCAGATTGTTAGCAACGAAATATTAGCAATTGACAGTGAAAACTTCAACAAGTCCTTGCTATTAGACATATACAACGGGTTAGAATGATTAAAATTAAAGATCTTACAGTAAAAAACTTTATGAGTGTGGGTAATGTTACCCAAGCAGTTGACTTTGATGAAGATCAACTAACTCTAGTGCTTGGTGAAAACTTGGATCAAGGTGGTGACGATAGTGGATCACGAAACGGTACAGGTAAAACAACCATTATTAACGCATTATCTTATGCATTGTACGGTCAAGCACTAACAAACATTAAACGTAACAACTTGATCAACAAAACCAACAGCAAAGGCATGTTGGTTACACTCAACTTTGAGAAAAACAACATACAATACCGCATTGAACGTGGTAGATCACCTAATGTACTCAAGTTTTACGTAAACGAACAAGAACAATCACAAGAATTTGACGATAATAGTCAAGGTGATAGTCGTAAAACACAAGAAACTATTAACGATCTGCTGGATATGAGCCACGATATGTTTAAACATATTGTAGCATTAAACACATATACAGAACCGTTCTTAAGTATGAGAACTAACGATCAACGTGCTATTATCGAACAGTTATTAGGTATAACAATACTATCCGAAAAGGCAAACTTGCTAAAAGAACAAGTAAGAGTTACTAAAGATGCTATTACTACTGAAAATATGCGCATTGAAGCCATTAACAGCAGTAATGAAAAGATTCAAACCAGCATTGACCAACTTGTTAATAGACAAAAAGCATGGAAAAGCAAACAAAAGACTGATATTGAACGTTTAGAAAAGGGTATCAGTGAGTTAGAACAGTTGGATATCGAAAAAGAATTGGATAGCCACGACAAACTGCAAAATTGGAACGAACTTAACACTGCTATTGCTGCTTTAAACAAAGAAAAAGCAACATTAGAGAGTGCTTTGATGCGAGCAACCAAGAGTGTAGAGAAAGCAGAGAAAGATATTGCTGATCTAGACGATGCAACTTGTTATACATGCGGTCAAGCACTACATGAAGACAAAAAAGCAGAGATTCTTGCAACAAAGACCAAAGATCTGCAAGATTCAATGGCATATCAAACAGAAGTTGGCGAAAAATACCGTACAGTGCTGAATAATTTAGATGATATCGGTGATATCAACGGTAGACCGTCTACATTCTATGAAACTGCTAAAGAAGCATATGAACATAGAAACAACGTAGATAACTTGCACAAAACTTTGGTAAGTAAAACGCAAGAAGAGGACCCGTACCAGGCTCAAATTGACGATTTAACTAACACAGCATTACAAGAAGTTGATTGGACCACTGTAAATCAGTTGAACAATCTAAAAGAACACCAAGAGTTTCTCCTTAAACTCCTGACTAACAAAGATTCTTTTATTAGAAAGAAGATTATTGACCAAAACTTGGCATATTTGAATGCAAGGCTAACATATTACTTAGATAAAATAGGCTTACCACATCAAGTAGTGTTCCAAAACGACCTAGCAGTTGAAATTACACAACTTGGACAGGACTTGGACTTTGATAACTTGTCAAGAGGCGAACGCAACAGACTAATACTTGGTCTTTCGTTTGCATTCCGTGACGTTTGGGAATCATTGTATCAAAATATCAACTTGTTGTTCATTGATGAGTTGATCGATAGCGGTATGGACACTGCTGGTGTGGAAAATAGTATAGGCATACTGAAGAAAATGACTAGAGAGCGTAACAAAAATGTGTTCTTGATTAGTCACAAGGATGAATTGGTAGGCAGAGTAAACAATGTGCTTAAAGTTATTAAAGAAAATGGCTTTACCACATACGAAAATGATATTGAAATTGTAGAATGATCGAAGATGACACTCACGATAAACTAATACTTGCTGTATTAGATTATTTTGCACTAAATGAAATCTTTCAACAACGTCCTGCGGAATTAAAACGCCGCAAGGTACGTAAAAAGTTGAGTGAAATTCAAAAGTTGTGCAAAGTTCGTCGTGATGAAATCATGGAAGAGCATATTAGAAGCATAGAAGACGGCAGAAAAAATAATAATCCAAAAAAGGCACGTGAGGTACTTGCAAAGAAGTAATTAATGTATGAGTTGGACATACAAAGGTAAACAAATTGACACAATACCAGATGAGTACGAAGGATTTGTTTACTTGATTACCAACTTAACAGACAATCGCAAGTACATAGGCAAAAAATTAGCAAAGTTTAAAACAACCAAGCCACCACTAAAAGGCAAAAAGAACAAACGCAGAGGCCACAAAGAATCA